TTTAACTTGACCAGTACAGAATTCAGAAAGCGATCAGCGCCAATGCTTGAAAAACTAATTGATGAGATGGAGGCTATCGAAGGCGGCTCCTATCCCTTTATGAAAATTGAGTCTTCAGACCTGAAAAAACTGCTGCCTTACACACCAAAAAACAGAAAGCAGGCACTACAGAGAGCCTTTGACCAGTATCTTGATGCTCACTCAATTGCCGAAACCAAGCACTGGCACGATGAAAACCCTTCAGACGGCAACCTGTTTTTTCCGGCAAGTTTTATTATTAAAAACCCGAATGGAGTAATTGCCAGAATGGAAGCCCTGAAGAAAGAGCTGAGCAGGTAAGCCAATTGGAACGGTTGTCACCGGAGAGGTGGTCTTCAAGTCCCATGCGGGCACTATCCGTGATCATTTCATAACGGATAACGAAAATGATAACGGATTAGTAAAAAAAAGCCCCGGCTTTTTCAACCCAGGGCCTACCTTTCGCTACGAACCTGATTGGACGTCAGAAGTTAACAGATAACGGAAGGTGACTATTTTCTACAATATGATTATTCATCTGTCAACCAGCAGCATTTATCGCACAATCGGCACGTCATCCCCCTCGCCCGAACATACGAAAGTGCATTCTGGACGGAGTGAAATGTGCCAATGAATTTCCTGAGAGGCTTAGGTGGAAGAATTCTGCAACTTCTTCTGTGAAGATAAAAAACACCGCCGCGCAATTCAACTATATAAAAATATTCACCCTGCATGCAGTATTCAATTTCCCACTTACTATTGTGAGCAAAAAAGTAACACTGCACTTCCGAACGAACTCTAAACCCCGGAAATAAAAAAGCTCACCGAAGTGAGCCTGGATAATTGCTGAAAAAATGTGACTTATTTGAAGTGCGGTGTCGGGTGCCTCCCGATGGGTCAGGAAAGCCAGAACCTGACCCGCCTACACGACCACATACACAGTCTGGCTTGGCCCCTCCGCAAAGGGGGATTCACCGCACGGCCGAAAACTTAGCAGCCATGTCGAATAATATCAACGTGTAATCTTGTGTTTCTCTTCAGCAAAGTGCTTATCAATGTCATCATTGTCCGGCAATAATGCCCAGGCTATGTAGAAACTGTTAGGTGCGAATTCTTCCATTCCCCAGGCGTAAATCCCGACATGCCACACTTCACCGTCGTCTTCAAATACATGGATGGTACCTTCGTGCCAGCCGTCGCACAGGTTATAAACCAACGCATTCTTGCCAGCCATTTCAGCGGTTGGCTTTTCACTGGCCGGACGGAAGATTACCTGGTGAGCGAGATGTTGTGACATGTCACACCTCATATGCAGAAAAACCCCGCCGATTAGCGAGGTTTCGAATGTGTCAGTGGCGCATGCGTAAATCCCCCACTATTAGAAAAGAATACGCCATTTTCAGACAAATTCAACTTTAATTTGTCCAGGATTAACAAGGCAACATTTTCGTCGTTATAAACTTTGATACTGCTGGCTGCCAATCTATCATGAGGTAAGAGCTTAACACTCTGAATTAATTCTGGAATCTACCCCCCTTAATAAGGATTTTTATGAGCTGGAACAAATCTGCTGCTATCACCTATCTGAGGTCGCATGCGCTGGGAAGCTCTCATCATGAGTGCGCTAAATATACCCGCAAGGCAATCGAAGCTGGTGGAATACGGCTGGAACGGACCCATAATGCAAAAGATTATGGACCAATACTGTTACGTGCAGGGTTCAGCGAAGTACCTCAGGGCTCCACACTCATCTCTGGCGATGTTGCTGTAATTCAACCTTACCAGGGCGGTAATCCGAGCGGTCACATGACGATGTACGATGGCACCAGATGGATTTCCGACTTTTCACAACGCAGCATGTACCCAGGTCCGGGTTACAGGAAAATGCACCCTGACTTTAAAATTTACCGGATGCACTGATGAGAAAAATAATTATCGCCATGTTGTGTGCTTTTTCAGTATGCGCCCTCGCCAGTACGGAGAAGGATGCCGCAGCACAGGCTAAAGCGTTCTATATCTCCTACCTGACATCTCTCGCCAGCGATACCGGGGACAACTTTCCACGGGCAGAACTTCAGAAGTACGTCGCAGCGCAAACAATAAAGCGGATCGAGGAAGTCCAGAAAATACCTGAACAAGAGTTGCTTGAATCTGACTATTTCACTTACTGTCAGGATTACGACCCGGCCTGGATTCCCTCACTTCGGGTAGGCGATGCAGAGGCGACGCCTGATGGTAACGAAATCGTCCAGGTATGGTTAGGTGTCGAAAATGGCCAAAAGTTACACCTCGAAGCTTTTATGAGACAGGAAGATGCTCACTGGAAAATTTATCGTGTCAGGGATGTAACCAATAATTTTGAGCATCCAATTTTTAATGACTCTGCAATCAGGCATATCGCCAGCAACAATGGCCTGAGACCGTAGTTCCACGTTTAAGAATAATTGCTTTGACGAATCCGCCCGGTACAGGGCGGAATAATTAAGTTAACTACCGGGTAATTTTACTGAATTCCGCGTCAGCGTGGTTTTCTTCAATCTCGCATTTCGCAACCAGCTTTTCAAAAAATGGCCTCCAGTTACGGTTCCACGTTCGTTCATTTAAATCTGGGATCATTACCGAAACTGCGCGATAAGCTCTGGTGCCAGGCATGCGCTTAAATCCTCGCCCTGAGCAGCGCTCACACTCCCTGTCTACCGGTGCACCCTGTCGTGCCGATTCAGCAAGGTCACGTACCCGCCCTGTGCCGTTACAGCGGCAACGCGCGGTTACCTTGCCCTTCCCTGCGCAGTGCTGGCAGCGTTCCTCCACAAGCTCTGTTTCGGTGCGCGGCGCTATCACCTCTTCCCCGGTGAAGCTGTTAACGTACCCGGCGTACTTCACGACATCCCGCTGAACCTTGTTAAAACCGGTACCGCTGCAATGCTGGCAGTTGCTGGTTGTGGCCGCTGAACGGGAATACTCCTCAAACGCCAGCTTTGAAAGGACGACCAGACATTTCCCAAGCTGACTGCCAGCAGCCTTAGCCACCAGCTTTGGCACGGTGCGGTGTGCATAGCTCAGCAGCTGTTCGATAGTCCGGTAGCGGTCATCGTTGCTGACGCCAGTTTTAGCCATGTACGCCGCCATCCCGAACGGTGACTTGGACTGACACATTCCGATCGCCCCCATCAGGTCTGTACCCGTCAGGTTATCGGTCGCGGTCGCGCGGGAACTGTCCGTAAACGCCTGGCTTTTGGGGCTGAAGTATTTCACTGCGGATTCAAGTTTCATGCTTTCCCCTTCGATTCGTAACGTGCTGCCACTAATGCCATTGATACAATCATTCGGCTGTATGCCATATGCAGGTCCACCAGCCGATCCATCCAGATCCCTACAGGTCCGGTATAGCCGCCGTGAGCCTGACGGATATACTGCTCAATCGTGTGTTGGTCTTCTTTTGTGAGTTCCACTATGCGGCCACCTTTTTGTAAAAGACCTGCTCGCGAACCTGTTCGCCGTTCTGGATGAGGTCGTTAAAATCGCCGGAATCCGGCCAGCGTACCGTTACTTTCTGAATGTCATTCCTCGCAACCAGGTTAACGTGTGCGCATTCAAATGCTGCTGAATGGCCGGTAGCGGAATTCAGATCCATATCTGCAAAAATAATCAGGTGCATTACACCAGGCGGCGCAATGAACTTTTTCATAAACCCTGCGTTCGCCGTGGACCAGGTATTTACGCCGTAAAGCTGCTTACATGACAGTGCTGTTTCGATCCCTTCAGCAATGCCCAATGTTGACGCAACAGGGAATAGTCTGATCGCCACAGAACGGGTATGTTTCAGATAGTTGTCATTCTGGAGGCTGTCCGTTTTTTTGTTCGGAATAACATCAGCTTTTTTATTGCCATCCAGATAAGTGCGGTGCAGGTAACACAGAGTGGCTTTCTCGTCAGTCATTAGGGAGCACATAGCCTGAAGATTCAGACCATGATATTTCTGCCTGCTGCCATAACGCACATCGTTAGCAGGTAGCGCATAAATACCGCGTCCATTGAGATACTGCTCAGCTGGTGTATTTTTTAGTTGTGGCAGGCGGGGAAAATTCGCCAGAACACGTTCACGATACTGGTCAACGGTAGCGGCTTCTTTCGGTACGTTCTGACCTTGCTCACGACGGAAACCAATAATCTGGTCAACCTCATCCATTAACGTCTTGATGTCTTTACCCTGCGTGCGGGTAAGAAGATGCCAGCCATCTCCGCGATCACAGGTGCAGATAAACGTTCCCCGGCCCTCCAGATCGTCACACCTGTATTTTCCTTTCGCGCCGCACAAGGGACATTTCCCTTTGAAATGGCGTTTCCCGGTCACCGGAGGAAGGCCATAATGATTAAGGATTTTCGGCCACTGCCCGACTGCTGCTTCCCGCGTATTCATGCTTTACCTCTTTCTGCCAGTGTTCTTTCCATCGTTTTTTTAAGCTCTTTCACATGCTCTTTTGCTGTATTGATGCTGACTGGCCGTGCCAGTGAGAATTCTTCCGGCTCAGGGTTAACTGGTCTCTTTTTGGCGAATTTAATCTGCTTCCATTTGATGAAGTTGTTAACTTCAGGTGAGATCTGCATAGGGTTATCGTGGAGGCTGCGCGGCCATACGCCGAACTTGTCGTGAAAGGTGTGCTTGCACCAGCCATCACTTACGGGCTTGCCGCTCATAGCCCGCTGACGCTGATAGAAGCGAAGCTGTGACCACCAGTTCTGCATTTCCTCCCGGGTAAATTCGCGTGTTTTTCCATTCATCCGGGAAAGATCGCGGCTGGTATCCGTCTCCACATCATCACCGCCAACAGGTTTGAATCCGCATTTCGGGCAGACGTAAACCCCGGCAGGCTTCATAAAATGGCACTGTGTGCATTCTCTGGGCTTTTTTTCCGTCTTCTCGGTTTCTTTGCGGGAGCCTGACTTTTTCTCTCCGTCTCTGGAAGAAGGCAATTCGTTGTATTCGATGCTGTCAGGGAATCCCAGACGATGAACACTTCCACTGTGATCCAGAATGAGGCAGGTTTCTTTGCCCTGCGCAGTACGAAGTCCCCGGCCTAACGCCTGACACCAGCGGATTTCTGATTTGGTTGGGCGGGCGTAAATGATGCAGCGAACATCGCTGTCGAAGCCGGCGGTCAGGACAGAAACGTTAACTATCACTTTCGTTGCCCCCTGGGCGAAGCGATGGAAAATCATTTCTCGTTCTTCACTTGGGGTTTCAGCGATCACCCGTTCTGCGTTGATACCACAACGAAGAAACTCATTAGTTATGAAGCCAGCGTGATCCTGGTTAACGCAGAAGCAAATTGTCGGCAGGTCATGAGCATGACGAAGCCAGCTTTTAACAATGTCACCAACCAGATCCGCACCGCACATAATTTCTGCCAGATCCCCATCGGTATAATCGCTACCAAACTCTTCTGACTTCTTCGGACGAATGCCGGAGAGATCTGGCTTTGAAGGGGCAAAAAACTCATACCCGCTCAGATCACCGCGCTGGATCAGTTCCTTCATTGTCGTGGGCTTAATGAGGCGCTTATAGTATTTCCCCAGAAAGGGTGAGAATGGCGTTCCCGACAGGCCAATAACCTTTACGTTCGTCTTTTCAGTGAGGTGCTTAATGACTCCCAGCAACTGGGCGCGGCGTATATGCGCCTCATCGACAATCAGCAAATCGATGTTGTCAGGGAAATTACGGCGGATCAACGTGTCAGCTGAAGCAATCTGGATCTTCTTCTCCGGGTCGTAATTGGGATGGTTACTCCAGATGTAGCCGATCTCGTCTTCTGGCAGACCGTACTGCACAAAGCGAGCGGCAGTCTGGGTTACCAGAGTGATATACGGTGCACAGAACAAAACCCGCATTCCCCGCGATACGAACCCATCAACGATAAACGCCGCCATCCCCGTTTTACCGGCACCCGTTGGCGCATAGACCATGAACGAGTTGTGCTGCTTCCAGTCGCGACGTAACATATCCAGTGCGCGTTTCTGAGCGAAATTCTCAGTTATGTTAAGCATTGTTGTTCTCCCGGCAGACTGGCGCGAATTTACTCGCCAAAGTGTTGCGCGTCGGTTCTGCCTCTTCCTGCCGATATTTATTGATAACCTTCCTGGCCGCGCTTTTCTGAGCCCTGGTCAGATATTTCCCGCCACGGAAATAACGGCTCAGTCCATTGATAAAATCGTATTCCCACCGGCTTAGCCCCTGACATCCGAAAGCCGTCATGACGCGCTCCAGCTTCACAATGAAATACTCATCTTTTTCTTTCAGCCTTCTGTCCTCTACGTACATCAGAGCCACCTTTTAGTTTTTGCTCAGCCAGGAACATAGCCCTGACCTGATTTCATATTTAGCCATTTAGACGGCTGTCTGTTTCTGGGTAACCCCTACAGTGATCTATGTAACTAAGGTGCCTTCCCTCTGGCTAAGCCTTCCCTAACACCCCTTTCAAAGATCACCCCCCCTTACCCCCCCTAGAAAGTTTTCCCCTCTTCCCCGCGTACTGCCAAACTAGTACAAACATACGTACTACCTAACTAGTACAGAAAACTATCTGGGTGGTATTCGCTAGCAGATCACCTCCTTTGGTTTTTCCACTAACCCCATAGCTGCACGGTGATACCGCTCCACAAACAACCGGAGCCGGGTATTAGCCTCATGCCGTGCACGATTCTCCTGGCGGAACGAGACAGGCTCAGCGTCAAATGTCTCCTGGTACACAACCGCGTAATTCAGGGCGATTTTCTGACGCATTGACGGTGACAGCTTCGCCATCTGCTCCTGTATCCACGTGGCATCTTCCGGCACAAATACGGATGGCATCACAGTACGGAAGTAATCAGGCGTCATAGCAGACTCCCCTTGCGCTCTCTGCGCTTGCGGGTTGTGGCCTTGCTGGCGTGGAACCGCACCCACTGCCGGGCCTCATGCAAGAGATCATCGAACATGCGCCCCTTCCTGCTTGCCTGTGAGCTGCGGCGGTAGTAGTCCAGTGCAGCGGTAGCCCCCCCCCTGTGCGACCTCGTCAGAGACGCCCTCAGAGGCCAGAATCGTGATGATGTTTTTGCGAATAAAATCATCGGGAAGCATTCAGCACCTCCCGCAGGTCGATTATCTGCCGCTGATTCCAGTCTCTTACCGCGTCCTCGCGGCTGTCAGGGAACTGACGAGGTTCGCAGATGGTGCAGGCAACGTAATAGGCGTCATCTCCACCAGCAAAGCGGGAGACACGATTCAGGCGGACTTCCGACGTTCCACATTCAGGGCATGATTCAAGTGGCACAGAGCTTGAAACGATTGAAATGCGTTGAGCCGTTTCATTCAGCGCCGTCAGGTCAGATGGTTTCATGAGCGCACCTCCAATAACGCTTTGGTTACATCCACTTTAAGTTTCTTCATCGCCTCAGCATCGCGGCCACGAATAATGCGGTGGATGTAATCGAACTGTGCTTCATTGAGCAGATAGTTAACTCGTGGGCGCCCAAGTCCGATTCCGCAGGTGTTCCTGGGCAAATCCCCCATTACCTCCAGTTCCTTCTGATGTCTCTTGATAGTTGCCATCAAGCTTTCATGCTGAATTCCTGCGCGCTGAGAAATTACACGCGAATCGATACGCGCTTCCTTCCTGTGCTGCACCAGAATTTCTGTGCTGACATTGCTCATGGCTGAGCCTCCTGTGCGGGGGCTGGATGGGGGAAGAGCGTTGGGAGATCGGGGCGCAACTCATGAGGCTGAACTTTGCCCGATACAGCTTTAACCAGCGTTGGCACATGCTCAGGGGAAATTTTCTTTTTCCCATTAAGCCAGTCGCAAATCGTTGATTGTGACTTTTTGCAAAGCTTAGCCAATTCGGACTGGCTACCAGCAAGTTCAATCGCTTTTGCCATACCTAAGTTCTTCATTAGATACCTCCAGAAAAGAATAAAATCATTTTAGCGATATTTTAGACTTAATCAATCGCTTTGGCGATTACTTGTGACTTTATCGCTTTGGCGATATGATCTATCAATCAAATCATGGAGCTAACAAAATGAACTTTTCTGAACGTTTAGATTTAGCAATGCGGCAAGCTGGATATACTCAAGGAAAACTCGCAAAGGCGGTCAACATGGCGCAGTCCAGCGTCAACAAGTTGCTAAATGGAGCAAGCGGATCTCGAAAAACAGTTGAAATAGCTAAAGCGTTAGGTGTTAGTCCTGAATGGTTGTCTACCGGGGCGGGTGAGATGGCTAAAACAGAGCCTTCTAACATACGAGAAACATCTCTTAAGGCCGCAATTTGGGAGGAAATGGACAGGGACGAGGATGAATTTGTGGAAATACCATTGCTTAATGTAGCTCTATCAGCTGGTGACGGTAGTTGTGAGTTAGAAGAATCATCTGATTTTGCGTTGGTATTTCGCAGATACTACTTAAAACGCATGGGCGTTCCTGAAAGCGCTGCAAAGCTTGTTCGGGTTAGCGGACAAAGCATGGAGCCCATGCTAAATGATGGTGATGTTGTGGGCATAAATCTCCAAGAAACTTCGATAAGAGATGGAAAAACCTACGCAATATGTCAAGCAGACTTGTTAAGAGTCAAAACTCTGATCGCAACACCAGAGTCGGTCATCATTCGCTCTTTAAACAGAGATGAATACCCTGACGAGGTTGTACCTCGATCTGACTTCAACCGAAATGTTCGAATAATTGGCAAGGTTTTTTGGTCTTCACATAGCTGGTAAGCTTCTCAACACCCGCCGTATGGGCGGGTTCCAATATTAAGTCATAAATATTTAACCAACAAATTCATGCCGTTATGAAATTATCGCCAAATAAATCGCTTTAGCGATTGACGGCGATATTCGCTTTACCTATTATCATCTCATCGGCAAACAACGGAGCCAGTGAGATGTTAAATATATTAACTACGCCCTCTAACAAAAACGAACCTGATGCAACAACTGCATTTGATATTCATCTCAAACTAAAAGCCAGCAAGAGCCATTGGTCATATTATTTTGCTGCGCAACCACATCAGAAAAATGCAAAATATGAACTTTGCACCAATTTTGTTGGCGTTATTTCATTTGCCCTTTACGAAAAAATTGATAACGGATTCGTATTAGTTGACTTCTTTGAAGATATCAAAGATGCCTGCCCCGACGCCATTAAAATACTTGATGAACACCCCGAAGCAAAAGCAGCCATATTAGGCTCTATGTTTCACGCAAGAAACCAATAAACACCAGAAAAATAATTCACAGCGCCTGCGCTGGGGATAACCGTAAAATTTTTTCGGAGCAATTAAGATGGTTAATAAAATTAAGTTCCATCACAAAAAAGAGTTACCACTGCATCGACTTCCATTTGTAGGGAAAGTAAAAGGGAGACACTGCCTTTCCTTTTGGGATATTCCTGATGCAGGTGGATATGCAGGAGGCAACACAACAGGCGCTGCCTTAGCGGTGATTTACCTGCGCCACTTACAAGAGCACGGCGCGTCAGTTGGCGGTTCGTTAGGGTCTATTACCGCAGACATGGCTGGAGTTGGTTTCTCAGATGAATTTGATTCCCGCAGGGGGCAGATCATAGGTTTTTTTAGCACTATCGAACCAATTCTCGCTGAATTATTGAAACGGTCAGGAATTGAATTCAAGTTGGACAACGATCAGTTATTACAGCGAGCCAACAAAGGGCTTAATGGATATTGGTGAGGACATTATATGTCATTCATAAAAGATAAAAACAAATATCGTCAGGCTCTGCTGATGCGTGACGCGGGCCAGTGGGTGCTGGCTGAATTATTCCTTCGTGCCGCATACGGGGTGAAGTGATGACCAGTCTTATTGAACGCAACCGGAACCGCGTTATAGACGCCACTATGACGCAGATTAATGTGCGCACCGGCACGAATCACACAGCGGTTAATTTGCCAGATGGTTCAGTAACCACTATCGAGGTGACAGCGGAAACGTTGCGTAAGGCGCTTATTAAGCTCTTTGAGAAACCAGCTTATGCAACCCGAAGTCATGCCGATGCCGAACAGCAGATTATCTCCAATTACAGCGCCTGCGTCACGCGCGACTTCGATAAGTTAACCGTGCATGGGAATGCGTTTATTCGTGTGCTGCTGGATAACCTGGTCGAACAGGCATTTTTTAGCAGGAGTATTAAATGAGCAATTTCAGAAAACATTATGACACCGCGCTCATGCTTGAACAGAAAGGATTCTTCCGCCGGGCTACAACCGTCTGGCGTCAGGCGCTGCGGGCTGCATGCGGCGAGGATGAAGAGAATGTTGCTTTTTCCGGTATTCGTCGCTGCTCATCTAATGCCAGATATAACGGAGGGACAGAAACATTATGACGCTCTCAGTTTTTAAAGCGCCTGAATGGGTAATTATCCAGGCAACGAAAAGGCTGGCGCAATATCGCAAGCGGCGAGTATTCCCCTGCCGCATACACGGTACCGGATATCTGAGCCTGAGAGTTAATCCGCGCTGGCGACTGCTATCACGGAATAACGGGAAAGATTGGCAGTTAATGACCCATGCGGTCTACAACAATATTAAGGATGGGAAATGAACGACATTGAACAAGAGAAAATATCTCAACTGGTGAAACAACTCCAGAACGCCATTGATAATTCTGGCGGGAAATTTAACCCACCAGCATGGATGCTTGATAAAACCCGTCCCGGAGATACCCCTCTCACTCAGGAAGAGGTATTTGAATTCGCGGAGTTTCAAACCCGGCAACTCAGAAATACTGCTGCATTGTATTACCTGAACCACTGTACCGAACGTTTTGGTTTCAACGATAAAGGGCAGAATGTTTTCTGTGCACCTGGCCTTATCGTTGAAATTGACCAGCAGGTTATAGAGGTTCTGCTTATCCACCAGATTGAAAGGTATCTGATTGAAGAGCGGCCTGAGGATAAATACCTGACACCGATGCGATTCTATATGGGTGACGAGATAAAACGGAAAGAAAACGGCTCTACGTGGCTCATTGACTTTATCGACGATGTTTTTATTTCAGGCGCGAAAGAACTTGCAAGCACTTTCGGCAACAACGGTATCACTTTTCACTGAGGAATAAACAATGGCTATGAAAACTCAAATTACCAATACCAAAAAGCAGACGATGATGAGCAGTAAAGAAATTGCCACATTGACTGGTAAGAATCCGAAAGATGTTATCCGTGATATTTGGGTAATGACAGAGAGCCTTTATGGCATCAAAAAAGATGGCGCAGATTTGCGTCATCATAAAAATCAGCAACTTACATTGGTTGATGGAGTAATCGTCTGCATTGATGGTCGAGGCTACGTCTCCGAGTTCCTGCTCGATCGCCGCCATACCGAAATTCTGATTACCGGTTATGACGTTAAACGTCGCGCGGCGGTTATTGACCGCTGGTTCAAGCTGGAATCCGGATCAGCACGCCCTGCGGCAGAACTGGACTGGCGTGATAACCCCGCCCACCTACGTAACATCCTCATTGGCTTCACAGAGCAGGTAGAGCTCGTTACTGCCGAGAGGAATGAAGCCATTCGCACCAAGGCCCAGATCAGCCGCAAACGCGAAGCCTCAGCCCTCGGAAAACTTAGTGCTGCTTCTCGCCGCTGCCGTGAGCTGGAAGAACGCCTGGGTGAAAGCGCCAAAGACGCCACCATCACCAAGGTTGAGAAGGCAACCGGACGTAAAGACGAGTTCAAGTTTATTGCCCTGCGCCGCTGGTGCAAAGAAAACGGCCAGCCTGCGCGTGATGTTGCTGATGAGCGCTGGGGGAGCGTCAAGTCATGGCCTGCAGGGGCATGGCTGGCGGTTTACGGAATCGATCTTAAAACACTTTTTGGGGGTAAATAACAATGCAAAAAATCAACTATGTCGTCACCTATATGGGCAATTATCCATGTGGCGGGTATCACCCGCTCATCGTCAAAACTGAGGCAACTGGCGTTGAATCCGCTATCTCCGCCGCGCAGAACGCTATCGAAGATGATCGCATTAAGGCCACCGACCTGACGCTACTCTCGGTCGTGCCTGAAACATGCCCGCCATCTACCGAAGATGTTAACGGCAATGGCGAGTTGAAGCCTTGCCCGTTCTGTGGAAACCCGCACGTCAGCCTGGTGGAAACGCTGAGGGAGCTGGACGGCGAAAACACCTACTTCGTGAACTGCGGATGTTGCAACGCTTCACAGCTTCCTGACAGCAAAGAGCGGGCTGTTCACGACTGGAACCAGCGCGAGGAGGCCCAGTAATGTTTATCCACACTGATTTGCTGCGTGCGGCCCTGTGCTGCGTTGCTGACGAAAAAGAAGAACGCGGATACCTGCGCGGGGTGCACATCACGCCTACCCACATTCAGGCGACTAATGGTCACGCCTGTGTATCGATGGAACACGGCGCAGATAATCCCATTGAAGGGGTGTTCATTATCAACGGCACAATTCCAGATGAGGCCGAGGGAACGTTTATCAAGCCCCTGTACGGGACTCTGGTGGCCGAGCACGTAACGGAAGATAACCAGGTGATCGGGCGCAGCAACCTTGATCTGGTACTGTGCCGATATCCTGACTTCAGCAAACTGCTTCCGGCCACACCAGAGCCATCCGACCTGTTGCCCATTTTCCAGGCTAAATACCTTGCCCTGCCCCAGCAGATGTTCGGTAAGGATTTCATCGTGGCAGTCATGCTTAAGTCGTGGGGGCATGAAAAACCCTGCCAGCTCATTTTCGACAAGGCTGTTAACCAGCTTTACGGCAATCCCTTCGTGGTGATTATGCCAATGCGCCCTCAAACCTTCGAACGACTGGAGGCGGCCTTCGATGAAGAAAGTAACTGAGCTGGTCATCTGGACGCTGATTTTCATGGCTGCGGCAGGTATGGCCTTATTCAGCATGCTGCTGGGGCTGATTGTTATGTTGGCTAGGTACATCAAATGAAATTTAACTATCAGGACCACGGCGCAGTCGCAAGCCTGACCATCACCAGCACCGCCTTCGAGTTTCGCAGGCACAACCGGGCGGTCGATGCTGCCCTACTGTCCACCAGCAGTCTGATTTCTGAGCGTAAAGGCTGCTTCTTCATGAAGTCGGTGCTGACCGGCAGAACGCCGGAAATGATGCGGGCTTATAAGGTTGCGGGACGGGAGGCGGCGCGATGAAAGTCATCACCAAAAATTTCCGGCTGAATGCCCTAGCTAACAGCTACTCAACCGCCATTTTAGAGCACGTCTGCAAACAGAATGGCGGCCCACACTTCCAGATCATTGCCAACGGGTACCCGGTCACCATTCAGATTGTCGGTGGCGTATCCGGCGTGCGGCAGCTGGTCGATGCCTACTACTTTGAGGCTTTAAAGCTGAACTATCAGGGGTGGGAAGCGCTTGGCATCGCCACCATCAGCCAGTGCCTAATCAATGGCTCCGAGCTCACCAGCAAGGGAAAGGAAGTCTGGGAAAGCATGATTGCCGACATGGGCGCATCTGTTGAAGGGGGACCGAATGCAAGTTGATTTAAATGACCCGCTGGTTAAGGCCAGCGTCAGTATCGATGACGGGCGCGACTGGAAGGATTGGCTGGTATGGGATGCCAAAAAGAACTACCGGCGCAGCATGGGTATTTATGAACCGGAGCCAGCGCGGCCACAGGTAGCACAGGTAAAGATCGAACCGAAGAAGAAGAACCGTAAGCCTGGACGCCGGGCGGTCCAACAGCCACCAGAGGGAATGTGATGGATACCAGAAACTGGAAATGCCTGATTGGCATGCACCAATACAGCGAAACGCTCAAAACCGGCAGGTACCGCGTTGGTGGAGTTTATTACACAGATGAAGACGGAGTCTTTTATACAAAGTAGACTGGCCCCCTGAATC